ATGGCTATTCCGGTGTACTTATGGCTAACCGATGATGCAGGCAATCTGGTGAAAGGTTCTGTTGATGTTCAGGGAAGAGAGGGAAGCATTGAAGTGGTTGAACTGATGCACAATGTGGAACTTCCAACCGACGACCTTACAGGCAAAATCACCGCTAAGCGTGTCCACGGCGACTACGCCATCATCAAAGAATTAGACAGTTCATCGCCTTATCTTTATCAAGGGGTATCATCCGGCCGGAAGTATATAAAGGCCGAGCTAAAGTTTTACAGAATCAACCATAACGGTCAGGAAGAAGAATACTTCCGCACCACGCTGGAGAATGTGCGTATTAACGAGATTGAGCCTTTCATGATGGACGTAAAAAATCCTGCCTGGGAAAAACATAACCACTTAGAGGCGCTCTACCTCAGTTACGAGAAAATCACCTGGCACTATCTGGACGGCAATATCATTCACGCTGATTCATGGAATGAAAGGAGCGTTGCATAATGTCATGGGTATATAAAGTTAGTTCACACACTTTTTATCTGAATGGAACCTATCAATTTGATGGCATGTATTCGGGCCGCCCAGGTTACAAAAACGACACCTCACAAGAATGCGTGAAAGGCAAAGGCCCATTGCCTCGCGGTACCTATACAATAGGCAAACCGTTTTACCATCACAAAACGAAAGCATGGACTATGCGCCTGACCCCCAGCGATTCAAATAATATGTGCGGGCGTGATGGCTTTATGATTCATGGCGGAAGTTCAAAACATCCAGGGGAAGCGTCGGACGGGTGTATCATCGTTTCATTGCCTAACCGCAAGGCCATCGCCGCCAGTGGCGATCATATGCTGAAAGTGGAGTAGTAAAGATGAAAAAGGGATTTCTGCTCTTACTATGTTTTCCGGTATTGGCTCAGGCCTCGGATTATGGTTGCGCCGCAGTCGGTAGCATGATGGAAGATGCGCTATTTAATGCCATTAGCCATGATTTGAAAATTGACACCGCCAGCATCCAGCATGACAAGACAAAGATTGAGCATTTGGGTATTTATCCGGTTGGAAAGCCTTATGCGCAGCAACTTGGCCATACGGATTATTTGGCCAACAAAAGCCAGAATGGCAAAGCGCTAATGCCGGAGGATGATTACGTTATGAGTTTTTACGAAAATGAAGCCCGGACAGTGACGGCAAAATATACCTATCTGAACAAACAAGGTAAGCGTGATGTTTTCATTGCGACCAGCATCATGAATACGGATGAATGCACGATACGGTTCAACGGCTACATCACACTGTCGAGAGAGTTCTAAACTTTTCAGTTTCTGAAATTACCGTATTCACCCTATAACCCGCACTAGCTCTGGCTTTGCGGGTTTTTCTTTGCTTGCCGCCTCTCACGCAATTTGATCTTCCGATCCCACGTAAAATAGAAAATATCCTTATTTATCTGTTAGTTGCTGTTTTCGTTAGATCCTCCACAGATCCTTTTTACTGAAAAAAACTGAAATTCTTTTCACACTTTTCAGTTTGGAGTCAGCGACAACACCTCAGCAGCGGCGCGGGCTGGCGGTATCGTTTGTAAAAATTTCCAACTGAAAAAACTTTATGATCCAAAAAGTGCAGGCGGGTGCGGTGTAGCGCGGATTTCGTCGGGGAAAGATTTATTTTGTGAGGATGTGGCGCTGTCAGCGGGGCGTGATGAGTTTGATCTCTTTGGGTTGTTGCGGTGCGCGTTCATGCCTTGCCGTGTCTGCTGGCGGCGTTCTGTGCGCTCTGGTGGCGGGTATAAAAAAACCCGCATTACGCGGGTTGATGTGATGGGGGGTGTAATTACTTGCCGATTACGGGCGAATACTTCTGATTGAGGTTGTCGGCACTGCTGCCCGTCGCCGTAATTGCGTTGGCATTCGTTGGCGCGCCTGTGTTGCTGTGCGTATGGCTCGCCGTCTGCGTGGCCAGCTGCTTCACCACGTCGAGCGTATCAAGCATCAGCTGCGCCACGTTGATGGTACCCGAACCAATCCACACCACAGGCGCAATAATCTGCTGTTGCACTGCCGCCACGCTTTTGCGTATCTGCCCAATCTGCTCGATCAGGTTTTGCCCAGTGGTGATGGTCTGGCTTTTGCCCACGTCCGTTTTTGCTTCGCCTTCAACCACGATCAGCGCGTTGCCTTTCACGGCCTGGCTGAAACTTCCCGCGCTTATCTGCTGGATAGCTCCGGCCATCAGTGATGCAGTACCTAACACCGTTGTTTTGTCCGTGGCTTTGATTGTCGTTTCTCGGCTCACCAGTTCCCGGCTTTCAGTATCGGCCTTTACCGTTCGCGCCATCGACGTTTCACTAATGGTCTGATCGGTCTGGCGCACCCAGTCGCCCGCGTGCGTGACGCGTTGTGAGACTTCCGCACGCTGCTGTTGTAGCTGCTCACCCGGTTTCACATCCGGCAAGCTGGTGCCGTCCGGTACGGTCTGGCGAACAAAAGGCTTATCCGGGCGGCCATCGGTAAACGCCAGCTCTACTTTGGTGCCTTCCGGTGGAAACTGAAACATGCCCGAATCGTTCCCGGCCATAGGAACCGGCAGCGGCACGGCGGAATAAACAGGGGTTTGTGTGTCCGGGTTGCCGTCTGCGTCAAGCAGCTGCACATCAACAGCGTAACGTGGGCGAAACGGATCGGAGAAATTACCGCTTTTCACTGCCTCACTGGGGGCCATCACCCTGGCGAATTTCGGCAGATGCATCCCGGAAGCCAGTTCCGGGTAATGGCTTTCAATCTGGCGCTGGATGGGCGCTTTTTGCAGTGGCTTCCCGGTGGCCTTGTTTCGTGGCGTCCAGGTGACGGCCATCGTGTCATTGGTCAGATTAACCTTTGTTAGCCGCTCACCGTTCAGCTCCACGCCCGGCCGCACGCTCTGCACAACGGGCAGCGTCATGCTGTTACCGCCAGCAGCACCCTGGCTAAACTCGGCCGGGATAGCGACAGGCTTACCCGCGAAAAGCGACTTTTCCGCGCCACCGACATATAACCCGCCATCAGGCAGCGGGTACCAGATGTAATCGTTAATGCCAAAGGCTTTGCCCAGGTTGTCTAACAGCTGGTAGCCACTGCCACTGTGCTGAAAATAGGGGATCGGTTTATCGGCGTAAGCTGCATCCGGCACGCTCACCGTAATACCGCTGTGCTCGGTTAGCCAACTGGCCACGCTGCGTAAGGTTGGATGCTGGAACGAACAGGGCCAAAGGCGCTCAAACACGCCAGCCAGTTCACGCACAAAGAGGCGCTGAAAGCCATTTTCCGCAGGTTGCGAGCGCTCAACATAGCCCGTAAACCAGCGTAAGATCAGATCGGTATAGCCCACATCGAGGCGCACCAGTTTTCCGGTGTAGTCGGTTGTCGTTTCCGCTGTGATGAATCCCCGGCCGCAGCTGTTCAGCTCCAGCACCAGGCTGGCATCAACCAGATGAACTTCATCAGAAGACAAATAAAGGCGTTTAATCGGCTTCATCGTTACCCCAGCGCATCATTTACAGGCTTGAGCACTTTGCTTTCAAACCACGTCATTTTATCTTCACCTTCGGCCGCCGTCGCGGGCTGGCTTCCGCCACTTCCGCCGCCCTGTTTGGTGGTCGCTGTTTTACCGCTCGTTCGGGCTTCCCGCTTCTCCTGCACGCTAATGTGTTCGGTAAGCGTAAAGGTGACTAACCACGCCATTTTCCCGTCCTGTTGCGGTGCATCAATCTGCCCTGAAAACGTGGCTTCACGAAAGCACACCGCGCGCGCCATTTCATGGGCTACACGGTATTTCTGGCGCTGGCCGCCGCCGTCCGTCACCGTGGCCAGCTCGAAAATGCGCTTTAGTACGGCCGGGGTTTTAAACGGGATTTCACCGGACACGCGCAACTCTTTGCCCTTCGCGCCCTGCTCTGATTTGGTGGTGGCGCTGGTCTGGCCGGACTGGTCTTTATCCTGAAATTGCTGCGTGACAGTCACGCGCATATTTTTCAGTTGAATGGCTTCGCCGTTAAGCGCCAGCGTCGGGATCGAGGTCATGGATCATTCCTTTTATGCCGTCGAGATTGTCACCGACCAGCATCATGGCGGCAGTATAAATGGCGGACTGTTCCGGGATGGCGGCCGCCAGTGCCAGCAAGGTGCTGGCCATGTCGCCACTGCCCGTAAATACCCAGGCTCTGGCGCTTCTACCCTGTAAGTCAGCCAGTGCGCCGGATATGTCATTCACCATTGCATCACGCAGCTGCGCAAAGTTTTTCATCTGGTCTTTGAGGGCATCGAGTCCGGGTAATGAGGCGGCAGCATCCTGTGCAGCACTAATGGCCGCAGAGGCAAGCGCCGTCCGGCTGGTTGGCACCGACAGCGGAACGGGCGGCGGCAGTCCACCGCTGAAACGTGCGGGGATCTGCATTTTTTCGAGGGCAAGCGTGGCCGCTGATTCAGCCAGCCGCTTCACCTGCGTAAATGCGGGGGCCGGGAACACATCGGCCAGACCGTTCAGCCCGGCCATGAAATTGTCATGCGTCTGGCCTGTAACCATCATAATCACCACATCCTGACCTGCGTCCGCCTGGGCCAGCTTGCCCGCAAGGTAAGCAATGGCGTTGGCCGGGCTGAGGTATGCGCCGTTTTCCGTCTGCTGGCCCAGTCCGTACACCCAGGGATGCGCCGGAACTACCGAACAATTCAGGGCCGCAACGGAATCCGTAAACGCCAGACGGGCTTCACGCCACATTATTAGGCACCTCCGGCCAGTCGATATCTGGCGCAGCATCAAGTGCCAGCCCGTGAAGCTCGTCCAGATAATCCAGCACTTTGCCCACGCGCGCAGTTTCATCATCCGTCAGCGCCCGGCCGTTTAACTGTTTAAACTGCACCACGCTGATTGACTGCATGGCCCTTTCTTCAAGCATCTGGCGCTGTTCCTGCGCCTCCGCAATCAGGGTTGTCTTGTCCGGCTCTGGCCGGGCTGCCAGATACGGCATCCCTTTATCATCACTTGCCACAATAAACCCCGCATCCAGACCTTTAATCAGCGACTTATAAAGTGCTTCGCTGATTTCCACAGCATCATCTGGCCAGCTGTTTGCGGCCAGATAGTCATCTTTCATTTTTTCCAGGTAAAAACCTGTTGCTGTTGCACTGTAATAAATCATGCTTAACGCCCCTCCGCTATCCAGGTGATTGTCTCGGTACCGCCGCCAGCTATGCGCAGATACCAGCCTGTGGTGCTGATACTGTAGGGCTGCATGGCCGCTGCGTTTCCGGTGCTGTTGTTTCGGTTAGCGACAACGGAATAACACTTGCTGGGGAAGGCAAAAGGGAACGTGACGCGGCCACTGTTTGACACGTTTGCCGTGGTGCCCGTCATTCTGATAACGCCCGTATCGCCGCATTTCCACCACATGACGCTACCGGAAATGCCATACGTGTTAGGTTTTGCGTAAGTACCTTTTAGCTGATAGCGAGCGTCAAAGTTCGCATAGCTTCCGGGGACAAACTGTCCATTTTGATAAAAATTGAAGGTCTGCGCGCCGCCTGCGGAATCAATATAATGAAGGCAAAAACGACCATCTTTAACCAGCATCCCAGCCGACCATGTGAGATTCCCCTGAACATAGTGCTGTTTAACAATGGGCCAGTACTCAGATGCGCCAGCGGTGTTAATTGACTGATAAACAGGTGCGCCAACCGTGTTTTGCGAAGCAAATGAACCGCGCCCGGTGATGGGTAATGAAATTTGCCCGGTCAGAGTGCCACCGGACAGGGAAAGCGCTCCCACATCGGAAGCCGTCGGTTTATTCCCTGTGTGATAAATGTCGTACCAGGCATTCCAGGCTTTAACATCCCCGTTGTATGTCCTGAACCTGATAGCCTTGCCGTTGCTGTACGATCCGACAATTTGCGTGCTGTACCCACCATTCAGGCCCGTAAAATCAAGCAATGAACCGGTAATGCCGGGGGAATTGGCTGCGCCACTATAAACAAAGCTGACTGAGTTCGACGGGAGATCGTTAGTATTCGCCACCTCTGCGTTTGTGTTGTTCGCCTTTACTGTACGTAATGACAGCGAGCTACCCGTAAGCATCACGCGTCCAGGCGTTACATCATTTTTTGAGGTTGTCACATCGTGGATCGCAGCCGTTCCCAGTTCGAGACTGGCGCGAGCATCCGACGCGCTTGCAATGTCACTTAGATTGCCGTCTTTACGCAGAAAATCATTGTTACCCTGCTGGCTGTCCGTGGTGCCCTTCGGGCGTAAATCCGTTACCACGCCGTCAGCATCAATACTGGCCAGCGCAAAAACAAAGTGGGGCGTGCCATTATCATCGTAATCAACCAGGCTTTCGGCCACGGTGATCGTGCTTTCCACATCCCATGTGCTGGTCAATAGTCCTTTCCAGCATACATCTACCCAGACTTTGACAGGCTTTGTCGTTACCGTGATGTTTTTACTGGCGGCGAGTGACGCACGTAAGCCCCTGACATAGCCAATTCCCGGCTCAACGCTGTATTGCGCGCCTTTCTTGCTCACCAGCCAGCCATCACCAAAGAACGCCGCAGCGCCGTAGATATCCATATTCTCCAGGCGCTGGCGCTCGTCCATGCCCCCCATGCGGGCCGTGAAATCAATCTGCCAGGTTTCTGCCGGGGTGTTGATACTGGTTTCAGCCTGTGCGCCGTTGTATTCCATCAGAAACGAGCGGGTTAACACGTTGCCCTGCTGGCCTTCGGCCGTTTTAATTTTCTGCTGCATCGGGGCATGAACAATCATGGCCAGCGTGCCAGTGGTTTTATTCGTCAGCCCGATCCAGTTGAAATCGAAATCCCCGACCTCTGCACCCATGACCACGGAATACACCACGGCGTTGTCGTTCACCCTGCCTGTGCGGGTGACGGACTGGCGATACACAATCAATGACTCATCCGGCAGCTGTTCGGCGCGGTCAACATCTGCCGACGCATCAAGCCCCGGTACGTTTGCAAAAACAAATTCATCCAGCACCACATCACCGCCGTCTGCGGCCTGTTGCGCTTTCCACTGCTCAAACGCCAGTGTGATGGCGGTCTGTGACATAATTTATCCTTAAATCTTCGCGCCAAACGTGGCGCTGCTGGTTTCTGTTCCGGCAAGTGTCGCCGGGTAACATACGTATTCACCCTGATCCCATCCTGCGCGGATCTGGAATTTCTCTGTACTGATAACCACAAACTGATAGCGGCGGCAGGTGCGGCCATACTGGCGGATAATCTGGATCATCAGCTGCGGGTTGTCGGCCACCTGATTGTCAGAAACGCGAACCAGGATCACATCCCAGTCAATGCCGGGCTGGCGCTCCATCAGTTCGACGTAACCAATACCCAGCCGCTGGAAAATATTGATAAATCCCGCCACGGAACCTGCATCCGACGCATTAACGAAGGCATACGCCACGCGCTTGCGATACAGCGTGAGTGGCTCACCATCAAAGCGGGTGATATCCCGATCCCACGCCAGCAGGTTTAAAATGGATTCGGTGCAGGTCAGCGGGTCAAACTGACGCAGCGGCCACGTCACCCAGCCATACACCTGCGCCCAGTATTGACGCGCGGCCCGTAACAGCTTTTGTGGCTCGCCGTTGTCCATCCAGACGGGCAGCGACATAGACGCCAGTTTTTTAATGAAATCAGTCATTTTCAAGGCTCACGGTGACACTGTTCAGGCGTGGCACGTTCAGCTCGCTGGTAATGTCCGCCAGTGAAAATTCAATGGAGTCCACCAGTGAAAATGCACGGTGCACCTCCTGCCCCAGTCGGGAAAAGGAGAAGCGGGAATAGGGCCACGTTTTTTTCACGTCATAGTCCGTGTTTTCACGAAACGCACAGCGGATCAGGTTTTCAATTCCCTGCGTCAGCACGGCCCGGCCTTCATCGTCCAGATTGTTCAGGTTGTTCACATACACCGTGGCGGCAAGGTCATGGCGTGTTTCCGGCATGGCAAAGCACTGCATATCATCGCCGTGGCCGTGGTTGCCCTGGGTGGTGATAAAGTCGTTAACGGTTTCGATAAATGGCGCGGAGGCAACACCACTATCCAGCAATAAAAAGGCGTTGGCGGTGCCGGGGCCGCGCGGCGCGTCATGTTCAAAGAAAATCCGGTCAACACTCAGCCCGGCCACACCTGCAATCATTGAGCGGTAAACCGCATCGGTGTGGTAATTGCCCACCAGGTTAAATTGATTGCGGCAACGTTCGCGTAATTCGTCGTCACTCTCTGCATCTGCGCCCGGCTGCGTCAGCCAGCCCTCTTCGCTGGCGACGTGGCTGATACCGTTCACCGCAACGGGCAGGATGCGGTAATAGCCCGGTGCAAGGTTATAAGCACCACCCACGCCCGTCGCGATAACGGGCAGCAGTGCGCTGGCCACCGTTGCGTCAATGATGAAATCCGCAGTCGTTACCAGCCCGTAAACCATGCCGTTGATGCGCTCGGTCTGAATCAGCGTTCCGGCTTTCACCGTCACAGCAGCCCCGGCGTCGTTCTTGAAAAAGCGGATCACACCTTCGGCGGCGCTGGCGGGTTTGGGTGTGACGTTGACCGCCCACGCCAGCAGGCGCAGCATCTGACCGCTTGCCGTAGCCACAAACATATTGGCCATGATGGTGGACACCAGCGCATCTTTAAGCCACATCGCGGGCGCAGTTACAATGGCGGTGATCAGCCGCCAGAAAGGTGACATTCTGGATGTGTTGGTGATCAGCCCTTCACTGGCCACAATGGCATTAAATTGCGCGCTCACTTCCTCTTCGGTGGTTGGCATTCCGCTCTCAGCCAGGATGCTTTCAAAATCCACCTGCGGTTTGTCTGTCATAAATCCACCTGTGCGGAAATCGGGCCGAAGTCATAGGTATTTGCCGTTATCCATAAACGTTTCTGGCTTTCGTCATTCACCTCCACCGTGCCCGGCACAATGCGTTCATCATCTTCAATCAGCAATTCCAGGCGGGTGAAGATATCGGCGCGCAGTGTCGGGCTGCGTTCCGCGATAAGCTCCGTTGCAAGACCGCTTTCAATAATGGCGTGAATAACATCCTGACCGATGCTTTTGCGGTTATTGCACAAATCCGGTTCGCGCCCGGTATTCAGGACAAAATCACCACCCTCGATCAGCAGGTCGATATAAAGTAAATCACTCATCCGTGTAACTCCTGCATTTCCATTAACTGGCCGGGGGTTAACATTTCTTTTGGATAAACGTTTACCGTGCCAATTGTTTTGCTGTTATTTGTGGTGGCTTTTGAATTGCTGCTAATGGTTTTATTAATTCCGCCACGTTCGATATTTTTTAAATTACCGCCCGTTGATAGCGTGTTACTGGCTGTGGCGGGCTGCGTTTCGCCAGACGTTGAAATATTCACGCCGGGCAGTTTATTTAATTTTTCTACCATCCAATTCCACGAATCATTAAAGCCGCCTTTGATTGTGTTCCAGATGTTATCGAACATATTCATAAAGCCCGAAGCCATGCTGCTTAATGCCTGTGCAGGGGAAAAGCCGGAAAGTAAATCCGTGAATTTTGTCCAGCCGTCACTAATGTATTGCCACACATCGGCAAACACATCGCCCAGCCACTTCACCACAGCGGCCACAGCTTTAAACGCCTGCGTGTCCATTACCGCCGTCTTCACTGCATCCCAGTGTTTGATAAGCAGGTAACAGCCCACGCCCAGCAATGCGATCGCACCGACGATCAACAGAATAGGCCAGCTCATGAAGTTAATCGCCGCCCCGGTCAACACGGCCGCCATACGCAGTGCCAGCATCACACCGCGCACCATCTTCATGGTTTTCGCCCACACAAGGTTTGCTTTTGTCACCGCCCAGGTGATGGCCGCATTGATTTTGGTGACGGCCGTCAGCGCCTTCCAGACTCCGGTCAGCCCCAGCATGATGAATTTAGACACGCCCATCACGATATTGGCCACCGCTCCGGCTGCGGCGAAACTCAACAGCGCCATCGCTGCATAACCGACGTACCGCGCAATATTAGGGAACATCTGCATCCAGCGTGCAAAGGTCTGCCCCATATCGGCCAGACTATTGAGGAGCGGATACAGGACAGGCATCAGCGTGAGGCCAATCACGGTCTGGATAGCTTTCAGGATAGCCATGAATCTGTCCCACGGTTTCACCAGTTTGGCCGCCATTTCCTGGGTGCGTTTCAGCCCGTCAGAGCCGCCCAGCTCGGTGATGTTGCGCTGGAGTGTGCCCACGTTGCCGTAAAGCTGCTTGATCACGGCCGAACTGCTGCCAAAGGCTTCATCTAATTCCGCCTGGGCTTTCAGGTTGCCTTCCAGGCTCTTGCCATATTTTCCCTGCAATTTGATAAGCATTTCCGGCATCGAGAGCATTTTCCCGCTGGCATCGGTGAACGACAGGCCCAGTTTTTTTGCGCCCGCCGCCGCACTGGTCATAAAGCCTTCATAAGCCCCACTGGCCCCGGTGCCAAGCGTGCGATTTAGCTCGCCCAGCACGGCCAGTTGTTCGTTCATGTTCACGCCGAAGTTACTGCCCACACCGCGCGCGCCTTCCATCAGCCCTTTGATAGTGGCCATTTCCGTGCCGAAGGTTTTGCGCATATACACCATTTTCCCGGCCAGCTGTTCCGCAAACGGAACCTTGCCCAGCCGGGCCGCTTCTGACGAGAAGTTAGCAGTCATCTGCCCCATAAATTCGGCGGTTTCTGCTGTGGTGGACTTCATGGCAAACGCCAGAGTGTTAGCGACTTTCGTCATTTTCGGCAGCTCGCCCGCCGTCAGCCCGGCAATGGCTGCGTTAATGGTTTCAGTGGATTTAACAAACTCCACCGCACTGGTGCCAAACATCATGCTGAACGTCAGCGCATCACGCTGTACCGTTTTGAGTGATGTGTTATCAATCCCGTTTGCGGCAGCATCGTTGAGCGCGTCATACATCTCAATTGCCGGAGATAACGCACCCTTGATAGCCAGTCCGGTGGCGGCCAGCGCCACAGCACCGCCACCAATCTGTTTAAAAGCAGCCGTTGATTTTTCGGCAAAACCGACAACGTTGTTTTGCGCCTGTTTTAAAGGGCGCGACAACTTGTCGATAAGGCTTAATGTAAAATCTAATTGTTTCATTCGGTGCCTTTAAATGCCGTGCCTATTCCACCCGCTACCGCAATGCGCATATATTCCCAGTGGCGATTATCCAGCCAGACAGCGGCCGCAATATCATCAGCGGAATCATTACCCTGTGGTAAATAATGGCGGCGTAATATTAAGTATTGTTCGAGTCCGTTCTGTTCAATTGCCCGGACTCGATTACTTAGTTTTTTACTTCGATTTCCAGCTCAGGCGCATAAATTTCATTGACCTTTCCGGCCAACTGAATAGCCGCCCCCGGACGCTGTAAAATATCTTCAAGCGCGGGTTTTGTTTTGGTGGAAACAATGCGCATTAAATAACTGTGCGCCGGAGCCACTTTATTATCCATCGCCATTTCATTAATGAATTTATTGTATGCGGTCTGGTTCGGTTCGAAAATAACATCCTGACCAGCAACAACCATTTTAATCTGTTCCATAAATAACACTCTCTCTTAAATTAATTTCATCAACAAGTTGGTTATGACGTGCGGCGCATTCGCCGTACAGCGCAAGGTAAATCGTTAAAAGGTCTGCGGCGTTTTTACCCTGGGTGCCAGCCAGGCGCGGCAGCTGCGTGGCGCATTTAGTTTTCAGGCTTTCCTGATAACGCTCGTTCGGTACGGGCGGCTGCTTCGTTGTACATGCTGACAAAATCAGCAGACATGCACACATTGGTAAAGACCGGCTTAACCACTTCGGTGCGAATTTCGCGGGGCGGTGCATTTTTTAACGCCTCCAGTTTATCTTCCAGTGCGCGGCCGGAACGGCTGGCAATATCGGCCATGCGCTGCCCGGTGGCCGCTGCCGCTTTGTTCACGGCAAGATCAACACTGTCACGCTGCCAGCTGGCCGTTTTCCAGCCCCCGGCAAAGGAAAGGACAATCAGGCACAACCAGCCCACCACGACACTATCCATCAGCGCACCCCGTTATACTCAAGGCTAAAGTGATTGCCGTCCGGGTTGGTTTTAAAGCGCCCGCCCCAGTTACCGCCCAGTGTCTCCCAGTATTCGCCCAGGGGGAGATAATCGGCCGTGCGGGTCATGTATTGCCCGTTCACGAACAGATTTAAATCCACCGCCAGACGCAGGGTGTGCAGGCTGTTGGCGATCCCGCTGCCTTTCTTCGCATTCAGTGCCGACTGTTCCGGTGTGCGGTACGCCTCGCCAAAGGTCAGGCGGTAGCCGTGGTCTTCTGCCCAGTTAATCAGGCTGGCAATCTTCACCGTGAACAGCTGCTGTTTTTCGCTCAGTGTCATTATTTGGTGTCCTCTTTATCTTTCCCGGCTGCACGACGGCGCAACCACAATTCAACGGCCTGATAACCCGCGATACCCAGTCCCGCGCCGACTCCCTGGATCGCCAGTGGACTCGCATCCGGGATCTGAATCAGCACCGCCCCGGCCATGACTGCAACAAAGCTGCCCAAAATTACACGGCTGACAAACAGGCGCGGTGTAATGGTGTCATTGCTGGCCAGTACTTTGGCCACTGCAATCAGCGCACCCATAATCAGCAGCGTGTAAAGACTCTTGTCGTGCTCCTGCATCCTTTGTCCTTATCCGATCAGGTTTTCAGTGGCTTCCGGCTCCAGATAAGGAATGCCGTCGATGTTGATAAATTTCGGGCTTGTCACCAGAAACTTAATCTTGCGGGTAGCCAGTGCGCCGCCTTTCGGATCGAGGTCGAGGATATTGCTCAACACCAGCTTGCAGCCGAATGCTTCAATTTTTTGCTCCTCGTTTCCGGCTTTGGCGTAAAACAGGAAATCCAGTTCAGGAATGCCGCGCCATGAACCCGCTGCCTGTGCGCGGGCCTTAATGGCGGCCAGTGCTTTGGTGGACAGTTCAATTTCCCCCTCAGCGGAAACATCGCCATCAACGTAACCATCAGGCACACCACGCGTCTGCGCGGCGGCGGTATTGTCGGTAATATCCAGAGAAATCTTTTCGGCGTGGCACAGGTCGCCTTCCATGAAGAAATCAAAGGATTGCCCGGAAATGCGTCTGCTCATGCGGTGGCCTCCAGAGAGCTATCAAGTAACAGACTGATTGAGATTTGCAGCGGCACTTCATAGGTGCGCACCACTATATAAATGCTCACCGCTTTTTTGTTCTGCCAGACAATGGTCACATCACCATCCTGCGGCGGCTTCACCTCGCCGGGGAATGACACACCGTTAATGTTCGCGGCGGTGGACATTTCGCGCAGCGGTTTAGCAAACAGCGTCTGGTGCGCGGCAATGCTGCCGGGCGTACTGTTCAGCGAACGATCCGCGATTTTGCTGATAGCCAGCAGGCGCACACGTCGCGCAGCTTTATCCGCAATGCGCAGCGTTTCAATCGACTGATAATCACCGCCTTCCACGTCCAGCGTGCGGCCATCGGCCCAGTAATAACCGTCATAATCCGGGTACCACATCGGCACGCTAAAGCGCTGCGCTTCAAGCGCCTGGAGTGTCGCCAGCTCAAGCGGTAAACCTGTACCGTCCAGCGGCAATTCATCGCTGCCAAGACTCAGGAGCGGCCCGGTTTTTACGCGTGCCGGGCTGTCTGCGATAGTCACAGCGCGATTGCACAAACGGCCCGCCAGCACGCCTGGCTCACAACCCCACAGGCGGGGAACCAGATTTACCGCTTTTTCGGCAATGCCGTCCTGCAACATCGACAACCGCGCCAGATAATCCGCCTGGCTTTCCTCGTCCTGAATACCCTGCACAGCCAGCAGGAACCACGCCCAGCGGCCAAACTTCGCGATCAGTTCAGCGCGAAGCGTTGCAGCCTGATTAATCTGTGTTTTGTCTGCCACATCATCCGACAACACCACGCCTTCCACGGAGCAGGAAAGCTGTGCGCTGCGTACCGCATCCATCCATGCGTCTGGCTCGCTGTCGTCTTCCAGTACATGGACAAAGCCCCACCAGTTCTGACCTGCGTTAAGCATGGCGGCCATCACATCATTTTTTAACGGGCTTTCTTTTTCACCTAGCAGCGCATCAAAATTGGTTTGGGTATTTACGGCGACGGTTTTACCCGCCTGCACCGAACCCGTTGCGGCACCGATAAACAGCACTGCACGCTCCACCTCATTGGTTTCGCCAAGCAGCTGATTCACCTGATCCACGTTTACATTAGGCCACGTCATTGCTTCCCCTTATATCCTGCGCCTGGACGTCCCAGCCAAAGCCAATGCCTTGCAGCTGTCGCACCAGGGCGTTGTTAAATTCATCGTCGCTCATGCCCAAAAAGACGCGGGCAGGAAGATCAACCGTCCAGCTTGTTTTCACCGCCTTGCCGCTTAACTTTCTGATAAGCAGCCCGGCCTGTGCGTATGGCATGGTTTCCGTAATCTGGCGCATTGTGGGCTTTTTCACCCGCTTGCCGCGCCGTATCTGGTAGCCCAGCGCCCGCAATTTTTTGGCCTGTGCGGCCGTGGCCATCTTCCCCGGCTCTGCGGGGCGAGATTTGCCGCTGCGATTAATGCGAACACTCATCCCGTTTTGCTGGGAATATCCCACCGTGCCAGCGGGTACCGGGCTTTCTCCGTTCCGGTAGCCACCGCCCTGCAAATACACCCGCACCGCCTGTATTTCCGGCATTTCCCGGATGTGCAGCAATTTGGGCAGGTTGCGCAGCATCTTCCCTTTGCGCTTCGTTTTACGCCCTGGCCATGCCGTGCCGTCCGGTGATTCCTGGTTACGAACATGACGTTTTGCGGCCGCAATTAACCCGTATTTGGCCATTCGCCACAGCAACCGCTGACGCTTTTTAGGCGGTAGCTCCAGACTGGCCAGCGTGGTGCGCAGTTCGGCCAGTTGCTTTTTATTCAGCTCGCCGCCCGCAATCATTCGGCCAGTCCTGCGGGTGCGCCCGCTTCGTCAACGGCGTACACGGTGGCGGTGAGCGCCGTCCAGATTTCAGCGTCAGCCAGTGACCAGCGTTCACCCCGAAACGGAATATCACCGTTTTCGTCTTTTCTGATCACCAGTTCTTCGGCCATCGGCACAGTCAGCACCACCGTGGCCGTTTCTTCGTCTTCCACAGTGACATCCCACTGCGGATCGGCATCGGTAATGCCGATATCGTCGAACAAATCGCGATCCGCATCATCCAGCCAGGCGAGCATCAGCGACATAAGCAGCTGCGGGGCGCACAGGCGATACGGGAAACGCTCCCAGCTCAACACCGCGTCATAGCGGACAATGGCCTGCCGATACTGATCCAGCCCCATATCTTTGGCGGCCAGTACCAGCCCCAGTTCATCCACAATGCTGTCAAATGACTGCATCGCGCGGGCGGGTACGTTTTCCTTAAAAAATGCCGTCAGGCTTTCAAGCTGTGTCTGGCTCATACTTTTTTCACCGTGGCCCGTTTCAGCCCCTTCATGCGGCGAATGACCACTGACGCCTCAGTCAGTAACCCGGCGCGGGTTTCCGTGCTTTCCTGCCCTGGGTGTGTTTCACGTCGCCCGATGGTGGCAAACTCGCCCAGCAAATCCGCTTTACCCCTGGCAAAAACCGCTTTGGTATACTGGGCGCAAAGGCCGTTCAGATTACCCATCGTCGCCCCCGGCACCTCGGCGGCCAGCGCATATCCTTTGGCTTTCCAGCCCGCTTCAACCTTTTCCAGTTCGGCGTTAACCTCCATCACCGCAGCCAGTAGCGCCTGGGCGATGGTGTCGGCAGCAATATCAGGCGGTAGTGACCGTTGTTCCTGAAAATCCTGGAGGTTCAAATCAGGCCAGAATCCGTTATTCGTCAGCGGTTCATCCTGGTAATCCAGTGGCTTTCCGCTAAACATAAAACCTCCTTAAAAAAGACGGGCTGACCGGTTTCCACGGCGCTGGTTAACTTAACGTTGCCAGCCCTCCACCGCGCCCGTCCGGGGGTTGGTAGTCGTTAGCCCTGCGTCAACTTGCGCAGACGTGCGGCGATTGTTTTACGGGCAGTCGTAACGCCGACTTTGTGATAGTTCTTCTCTGCAATGGCCAGCAGTTGATCGGCTTTTTGTAGCGTGTCGATATCGTCCACGCCCGCCGCTGTTTTCTGGCCATCATCACCGCGCAGCAGTTCCAGCCCGGCAAACTTGAACCACTTTGCCGTCACCTGTTCATGTAGTCGCCAGGTATTGGCCACCCGGTCAAAGGTGCGGGAAAAATACGGCTCAATACTTTCCCCTCGCCCGGCAGACTCTTCCGCCCATGCCAGCATCGTGTCCGCCACAAACGTGGGGAAGTTGCTGCGAAGGCGATCAGGCGTGGCTTGTTGCTGGTTAATGGCGATATCAGCCCAGTCCAGTGCTTTGTCCAGGTCGCCCACATCAAAGAGCCAGATAACACACCAGGCCAGAACCGGATTGGCATAGACCTGCTGACTTTCCAGATAGGCTTCCACCGTAGGCACCCAGCGGGGCAGCAGCACATCACGCTTATGTGCAACGCGATCCGCAATGACCGTCATGCTGCTGAGGTATGCCAAATCCGTTTCCAGCTCTTTAATCAGGATGTGCAGGCTTTCGCTACTGTTCACGGCCTGACCATCGCCCAGCTTGCGCTGTGCGGCAATGCGCTGGCTGTGTCGTTGCGCGGGGGAAAGTGCCATTTATCAGCCCTCCGCTGGTTCGGTCACGGTGCCGATGGTCACGGCGTCTTCGTCAATTGCCGCGTACAGCTCCGGTACTTCCACCGCGTAACCTTCGTTGCGCAGGTATTTGTTTTCGAATTGCTTGCGGTCTTCCACAAATTCCGCCTTACGCATACGGGTGTTGCGCTGGGTCAGAATTTGCAGGTTCGCAAGCGTCGTCACCGCCATGCGTTTGCCCGGCATAAACGGCGGAACGATTGACGGACGGCCCGCGATGGTGCTGCCCAGCATCTGCGCGGCGATTTTCTCGGTTGGACGATCTGCCGCCTGATACAGTCGGTATTGTTCAGCCGCCACCAGATCAGCGCCAACGAGCACAACCAGGCGCGGGTCAGTACGGAACTGCGCCGGGATTTTGTCGTTAATCAGGTCGGAGGCCATCGCATCCAGTGATTTGTAATCCCCTGAATCATCCAGCGTCACCGCGTCGGTGATAATCTGACTTCCGCCGTTAAACGACTTCATGCGCTCATGCCAGCCAACGTTCACGTCTTCGCCGTTCGGGTTAGCTGTCGGATCGGTTGTTTCTGCGCGGGTTTTACCGTTAAAGCCGATACGCAGCATATCCAGCGCAAACGCCTGGGTAGAGAAGGTCTGTACCAGGTTGAAAAACTCGTTCTCATCCTTGCCAGAGTTCGCCCAGACCGACAGCAAATCCCAGCGCAAGGCGGCGCAACTGTCCGTTTCAACCAGTGAATAATCATTGCCGTCAACACCCACACGACGCGTAAAGCGGCTGTCTTTGCTGCGCCCGGTATGCAGTGAAGAGCTACCGACAGAGACAACCTGACCACTCAGCTGGTCTACATCCAGACAGCTGATCATGTTCAGGAACTCCACGGACTCCAGCAGCGCCAGACGTAGTGCAGTTTCTTGCGGGTCATTCAGGGAAAAATAGCGGCCCGGAGCGGTGGCACCAAAGTGCTGCGCCATGCCTGCCGAATATTGATCCAGTAATTCCCGCGCACGGTTATTAAGGTGCATAAAACTCCCTCGCGTTTCCGCGATATATTCAGTTAATCGTTATTCTGTTTGCCGATATGATTACAGGAAGCTAAATTTTCCGGCTTTATCTTTGATATTGCGATTTTGTTTATGCGGCGCTTTATCTTCCAGCGATTTAAAACGTTTAACAATTTCCGTGGCATTATCACGAATTGCTGCAAACTCTTCCGTATCTACTGCTTCGGAAATAGTATCTACATCTTCCACGACAGAATTAAGCTGCGTTTCAATTGCCGATACCCGGCCTTCCAGATCGTTTAATGCATTCGCCAGCGCCTGTAATTTATCGCCATCCTGCGGCACGTCTTCTGGTGGTACTTCACCCTCAAACTTTGGCTTGAGGCCAAAAAGTTTCTGCCAGTTTTTCATCAGTCCTTCCTGTTTAATTTCACCATCGAGGGAGATCACACCACTGTAAAATCCCTGCTTGTTCAAATTACGGCGGCCAAATCGCAACCGCGTAGTACCGGTGCTGGCCGGATTATCGGTTACGGCAAGCCCCATCAGATAAGTGCGCTCACCACCGCGCCAGTTCAGTTCCGGTTCAACGGAGAAGTAAAGCAACTGGCCTTCATCGTTAGCATAAATAAGCCGCTTATTAGGGCGCAGACTGACAAACAATCGCGCCAGTCCGTCTTCACCTTCATGCCATTCAGCTTCAAGCACCTCACCGAAGTTACCGAAATCACGTTCATGCTCAGGCCAGAGCAGTGCAGCGTAATGACTGGCGTTATAGGTTTCGCCCATATCAATAATCCACTGCCGTTCAATCGTCCGGCCATCAACCGTGTCGCCCTCCGTCGCCACACACAGCCAGCCAGTTTTTAAATGCGACACATATTTCCTCCTTTGCCGATTTAATCAATGTCGTGCGGTGAACTGAATTATTACGGAATAAACAGGGCACTGCATTACGTTAAATTCGCATGAGTTCGGATAACACCCCTTTATCGAACAAGCTCGAATTAACACCACCGTTTTTTAATTCTGGTCACGGCATAATTAAATCTATGGCTAAATACTCAGACGAATTAAAAGGCGTTGCGCGTGCGCTTTATCTGCGCCGCTACACCCCCAAAGAAATTGCATCCGAATTAAATCTGCCGAATGCGCGGATCGTTTATTACTGGGCGCATAAGGACGGCTGGGCGAATTTGCTCAGTTTTGAAAGCACAGAGGACGCCATTGAGCGCCGTTACCAGCTGCTGGCCGCGCGTGACGGCAAAACTGATCTCGACCTGAAAGAGATGGATTTGCTGATCGCCCACTCCACTAAACTGCGGGCGCAGAGTAATAAGCACAAAGAGAAGCTGGCCGCCAGCCAGGGAGCGCGTGAAGCAGCTGCGCCACACGACGATGGATCTCCCGGCAAACGCAAGTACAAGAAAAACGATATTTCAGGGCTGACTCAGGAAGATTTTGACACCTGGGCAGATGAAACCCTGTTTGCTTATCAGAAGCACTTGCGCCAGAACATTGGCCAGTTGGTACGCAACATCCTTAAAAGCCGCCAGATTGGGGCGACCTGGTATTTTGCCTTTGAAGCGCTGGAAAATGCGGTACTGACTGGCGATCCGCAAATCTTTCTTTCCGCGTCAAAAGCTCAGGCGGAGGTGTTCCGCTCGTACATCGTCAACATTGCAGAGCAGAATTTCGGCGTCACGCTTACCGGGAATCCGATCCGACTCAGCAACGGCGCAGAATTACGCTTTCTGTCCACTAACAAAAACACCGCCCAGTCATACAGCGGCCACCTGTACTGTGATGAATATTTTTGGGTACCGAACTTCGCCCGCCTGAATGAAGTGGCCAGTGCGATGGCCACACACGACAAATGGCGCACAACATACTTTTCTACGCCATCGGCCAAAACACACCAGGCTTACCCGTTCTGGACGGGCGAAGAGTGGAAGCAGGGCAGCAAAAAACGCGCGGCGGTGAAGTTCCCGAAATTCGATGAAATGCGCGACGGCGGGCGACTCTGCCCAGATGGGCAGTGGCGCTACATCATCACAATGGAAGATGCGATTGCGGGCGGCTTCAACCTGGCCAGCATTGAGAAGCTACGCAACCGCTACAACGACAGTACATTCAACATGCTCTATATGTGCGTTTTCGTTGACAGCAAGGATTCTGTTTTCACCTTTACCGACCTCGAAGGCTGCGCGGTAGAAATTGAGACATGGCAGGATCACGACCCCAACGCAAAACGGCCATTTGGCGATCGCCCTGTATGGGGCGGCTTTGACCCGGCCCGCAGTGGTGATTTGTCCTGCTTTGTGATTCTGGCACCGCCACAACTGGCCGTTGAAAAATTCCGCGTGCTGGCCGTGTTTAACTGGCGCGGGATGAACTTCCGCTGGCAAGCCAAGCAAATTCAACAGTTGTTCAAGCGCTACAACTTCACTTATCTGGGCGTGGACGTGACCGGGATCGGCCAGGGTGTCTTTGACAACATTCAACACTTTGCCCTGCGCGTGGCCGTTGCTATTCGTTATGACATGAACACCAAAAACCAGCTGGTTTTGAAAGCCGCCGACGTTGTAGAAAGCCAGCGTATCGAGTGGGATAAAAACCTGAAAGAGATCCCGGCCAGCTTCATGGCCATACGTCGCACGACCACTCAAAGCGGCAACGCCATGACGTTTGTCGCAGACCGCAGTCCCGACACGGGCCACGCAGAAGCATTCTGGGCAATCACCCACGCCCTGCACAACGAACCGCTTAACTACGAAAACAAACCTAAATCCCGCTGGGGAGTGAAAAAGGCAGCATGAAAAAGAATAAAAAGTACGTGAAACGCGAACAGCCCGGCCAGCAAGCCAAAAAAATGAGCATTATTTCGTTCGGCAATCCAGAGCCGATTCTGACTACCGGTACGGATTACCGTGATATCTGGTATGACAATGCAGCCGATCACTTCACCCAACCCATTGAACGGCTGGCGCTGGCACAGCTGATTAACCTGAACGGCCAGCACGGGGGCATTATTCACGCCCGTAAAAACATGGTGTTGGCAGATTATCAGGGGGGCGGGCTGACGCATGATGAACTGGAGGCGGCCACATTTGACTATCTGACCTTCGGGGATATTGCGATTTTGAAGGTGCGCAATGGCTGGGGTGACGTTATCGGGCTGGAACCGTTGCCGGGCCTGTACATGCGCCGCCGCAAAGTGCAGGAAGACGGCGTGAATGTACCGGGTGACTTTGTGGTATTGCAGGAAGGTTCCCCGCTGGTTTATCCGGCAGAAGACATTATTTTTTTGAAAATGTACGACCCGCAGCAGCACATTTATGGTCTGCCGGACTACATCGGCGGTGTTCACTCCGCATTGTTAAACAGTGAGGCGGTCATTTTTCGCCGTCGCTATTACCACAACGGCGCTCACACTGGCGGGATTCTCTACACCCGCGATGCGAGCATGACGGATGAAATGGAGGAAGAGATTGAACAGCAGCTGCGTGACAGCAAAGGGATCGGTAACTTCTCCACTATCCTGGTGAACATCCCAGGCGGTGACGGTGACGCGATCAAGTTCATTGAAATGGGGGATATTTCGGCCAAAGATGAATTTGCCAACGTGAAGAACATCAGCGCCCAGGACGTTATGAACGCGCACCGCTTCCCGGCTGGACTGGCGGGCATTGTGCCGCAGAATGCTGCCGGGCTGGGCGACCCTGAAAAAGCAGAAACCACCTATAAACGCAATGAGGTGCACCCCATTCAGCGCCGCCTGGCAATGGCCATCAGCAGCGATCCCGAAGTGCCAGCCCGCTTACATCTAAATTTTGCCGTTGACTCAACGGTTAAGGGTGCGGCGTGAGGCAAAAAAGGTTAAAATCCAGGCATATTTTGACAGCTGGAGAGATGAACATGCGCGTGCTGAAAATTGAATGCCCGGAGTGCGCCTCAAAGGCGGTAATTCGCAAAACCAACCGGAAGCACCGGCAGATCGCAGACATTTACTGTGCCTGTGCTGATGTAGAGTGTGGGCATACCTTTGTAATGAATTTAACGTTTTCCCACACTCTTAGCCCCAGCGCTAAAACAGGTGACGTGATGGTTCAGGCTCTGCTTAACAACCTGTCACCCGTACAAAAACAGATGGCACTAGACTTACTGAAAGCTGCACCCGCCGCGTGAAACGCCCCTTACGGGGCTAAACATGCACAACAAATGCTATCTTTTCTTTAACTAAGTGATCTTTTGAACCTTTCTGACATAAGATCGACGCAGCTAACTTTTATTCTTTTTCGGAAAGATGCTGGAGGATTGGACAATGTCTTTATCAAAACTCGCTGGGAAATTGTTGGAAACAGTAGGTGCAAAAGGAGTCAGTGCATTATTTAAACCTGGACAAATACGCAGAGAGGGCATTGCTAATATTGAAGTTAAAAGAAAAGAAATGCTTATACTGGCCCAAACAGAAAAAGAAATAGAAGCTATAAAAAATGGCAACGCAATAGTTTCATTAACTAACTTCAGCAATCCAAAAATAATTTCTTTAGAAGGTGGTGGCGAATACGACAAACTTGGAGAAATGGAACCCTATATTAACCTTGAAAATATCACAAAAAAAATTAGCACACAGTTAGTTGCAAATGAAATTCAAAAAGAAGTAAACATAGCAAAATCACTTCTTGTTGCTGAGGATATTTTAAACAGCGATCAATCTGATCCTACGAATGAAAATATCGAAGATGATTGGTTAATAAGATGGAGAGATAGTGCGGCTACAAGCTCTTCAGAAAAACTTCAAGATTTATGGGGCCGAGTTCTGGCAGGAGAACTTAAGACACCTGGAAAATATTCATTGCGAACTATAGATTTTATAAAAAACCTGACACAAAAAGAAGCTGAAAAAATACAAAAAATATTTTCATTTGTTATGTTTGGACGAATAATAAAAGCCAAATCGATGGCTGATGGATTTGAAAATGAATATTTAGATAATGAATTGACCTTCAATTTTTTATCTGAGTTGCAATCACTTGGAGTTCTCGCTGGTGTGGAGTCCATGGGATTATCAACAAAATTCAAATCAAATGATGATAAAGAATACTCATTTCATGACATTTATAATGACAAAGTTATTCATATTACTCATGAGGATTCAACAAAAATTCTAAAATTCAATGTGGTAATCCTTACACCATTAGGTCATGAATTACGTTCTTTATGTCCAGTAACTATTGATATAAAATACATTAACTACGTAATTGAAATAATTAAAAAACAAGATTTCAAAGTCACAATAGGCCAAAAAATAATTCTTAGTGATGGAACATTAGCTTCTAGAAATAGGGTAGAAGTTTAACATCTCGTCGATTAACCTCGCCCCTCAACTCACGAAAATTAAATACTAGTTTTTGAGGGGCGTGATATTTCATCATTTTACACTACATCGATAGTGCTAAACCCCATGTTTCAGTGAGTCCGGGGCACCTTTTCGAATTTCTTTTCTCAATTCCTCCGTAATCTCACCAATCCATATCAAGGCCATTGTTTTATCTTTTGTTGAAAAATCATCAAAATGGGAAATTTTTGCTAGTAATTCAATGCGTTCAAGCCTAGCTGACGCCTCCAACAAATCCATGCAACCCCCACAAACAAACAAATACTGTACAAACATACAGTAAAAGTTTAAAGCACAAATAGAGAAATTGAAACAACCATTTAGGATGTTTCTCACAGTAGTAATACGGAAGTGTGATCACGACCAGCCCGGCCAAAGCTCATCTATTGGCTCGCTTCGCTTCTCCTGCAACCTTCCATCCTTGAAAATCAGCGCTGATTGGCCAAATACCAGCCCGCTGCCACGCATCAAAATGGCCACCTCTTCATCAGTACCTTCAAAACCGCGATGTTTAAGATCCAGTTTTAACCGCCTCCGGGTTCCTCCCTCCGTACAGTTATTGACAGAACTCCTAGGCGGCGCGTTCGCGCCGCTAACTGCAACCGCCTGATCGGCGGTCAACTTCGGCACAATTTTCCATTGCGTGAGTCGCGTTAAGATCGGGGTATCTATTCCAACGGCGGGAGAGAAAACCCCCTTAACCCGTATCACTTCCTCACCGTAAACATTGAAGTCGGTGGCGGTTTCGTACCAGGTGCGGGCAATCAGTTCATCCCTTCTCACAAACGGGCCGCCCTGCTCATTGATGTACCTTGCCCAGTCGCCGTTATCGGCTGCATCATGAACAGCAGCAAATTCCACGCTTAAACCCATAGCCGTATCGTGATCGGCCATCCGGCGCAATTCACGCCATACAGTGACAGGAGCGCCACCGACAAACTGAAACTGGCGGATGCGCCAGCAGGATGACCAGGCAGCCGCTGCGGCTGCTGCTTCTTTCATCGGCTTGCCGCTTTCGTCGTCCAGCTCTTCGTCCAGTGCGTAACCGTCAATATTTTTGGAAATGTATTTGGCCACATAGCCGGTAGCTGACCCTTTTTCCGGATCGATGCTTTCAGCATGGAAACGTGCCTTTCTCGCTTTATCGGTGATCAGCTCGGCGTGGTCTTCATTCATCGCGTAATCACGCAAAATGCCGCGCACCTGCTCAACTTCTTCAGGACGCATAAACAGCAACATGTGCCAGTGCGGGGTACCATCGTGATGCGGTTCGGCAACCCGGATCCCGAATACGCGTAGATCGTTACGGTGCAGCTTTGCCCGGATGCGCCCCCAAACTTTACTCAAATAGCCTTGTGTATCGGCCGGACTGCTGCCATCCCATTTGCGGTTACGATGCCCGTGAATAGTGGTTGCGTGATATTTGGATGGGGCGGTGATGGTGTAGAACTCCCCTACATAGCCCAGCTCGTTGCAGACATTTTCAAAACCGCGTATACGCACCATCATTTCAGTGCGCCGAATGGCCGGGTTGGCCACGCTGCCCCAGTATTTATCAATCAGGCTGATCCGGTTGCCGAATTCGTCTTCCAGCTCCATTGACTTAAGAAACTCACGCGTCCGGCGCTTTTGTTCCTTCCAGTCACGAATAAGCGCCCGGCTGGCGTATGTGCTGGTTTTTTTGCTGACATTATTCAGGGCGATGTGCAGATGTTCGCGCCACTCTGTTGCGTGGCGGCGTAAGCGTCTGGCCCACCATTGGTCAGACATCATGCGGGAAAGAGCGGCGGCTGCTTGCGGCTCGTCAAAGCAACGGCGCATTAGCTTTTCAAAATCTGGAGCGGTCTGGCGGAATGCCTGCGTGATAGTCGAGGCGCGAATATAGAGCGCGTGCAGCAATTTGAGCGCCCCGGCGTCGGGCATCTGATCATTGATACTGGTCAGTTCCGCCGTGATGAACGTCGCAACATCCTGCGCCATCAGGTCAATATCTTCTTTCGACATATCAGGAAGGTGGTTGAAGCGATGCATAAGACGGACGGTGTCGGCGGTCATTGTGCCGATGTTGTACCGTTCAGAAACGAGGCTGACGCGGGGCCAGATACGTTCTAAAAATGTTTTGGCAAGAAAGGCGTTTGCGCGTTTTAATCCCTGCGCTTTCTCCAGTTTGTTGGCCGTAGCGTTTACCGACATACGAACAATCACAGACTGCTTTTGCAGCAAATCCTGTGCGCACTCTAACGCCGCATTTTCTCGATCACGGCGGTGTAATTCTTCGTATGTGGGCACCGGGCTTTCGATGGCCTGGAGCGGGGCATTCCATGAATAAGCCCATGGTTTGATTGCGGTTGCGCTTTCCGATAGGTTAGACATTCCCCCTCCCATCAGTAAGGAAAACACGATGAAACACCGCTATACCCGCGATTGCCCGCGCCCTGATTACGACGCCAGGATCACGGAATGGCTCAGCACCATGGATGAAGACGACGGAATGACAACCTACCCCGTAGCCGTTTATCACGATGGTTTCATTTACCGAGTAATCACCGGGCATGGAATGAGTGAATACGCCTCTATCAGAAATTTTCTTGGTGGGCTTGGCCTGGTTAACCTGATTGACGATACGGCCAGTTTTAGGGGTTATGACGCTGTACTGGCCCCCCAAGAGGTCAAATCGGCAATGGCCAGTAGCGCCTTTAAGCTGGCGGACATTCCCAGAAATACCCCACCGAATAAATAAACAAACACGAACGCCCGGCGCGGATGTTTCCTGGCGCCAGGCGTTAACAGAGTGATGTGAACGCATCGCCACAGCCGGGTTCACTCACAAACCCCCGCATAGACGCTGCTACAAACAGATTTATCATTGGATGCGGCAAGTAAATCAAATTGCGAACCACCGCGCGTTGTCATTGCCCAGTCGCGATAAGTTTCAATACCAAAACCTTCAACCGTAATAAGCTCTATGCGTTTTTCTGCCCGACGAGGATCGTGAGTTGAAGGGAAAAATGTAGAGTTGCCACGGCGTGAACATGCAGCTACAAGACGCTCCCATTTTGCCACTCGCTCAATTTCTTCGGGCCAGCGCGAAAATATTTCTGCAAGTTCCGATTTGCGGGCGTGGATGCAGGGCATACAGCCAACGCGTGAACAACCTTGCTCATATAGAGGGTTAGGCTTAATGCCATGCCGTTTTGCCAAAGCAAAAACATCTTCATGCAGCCATTTCAGGATCGGACGGTAGATGTGCAAACCAGGTGTATTGTCCGCATCTTCTTCCCACTCCGGCAGACCTGCACGCGCCGGAGACTCCTGCGCTCTTACTCCCTGCCAGCTTATAACTTCGTCATATTCATTTAGTGCAGGATCAACTACATGCTCTTTAACCGGAGTGTGTTTGAGATCGAATGTACAAAAACGGGCTTTTGTAGAAGGGAACCTCCCTTTCCACATGCATAAATCAAGAAATGGGTTTCCAGTGGGCCTTAAAACGTCTAAGGCTTCACGAATGCGAGCACTTGCCTGTTCTGGTGTCATACCACATTCATTTACAAGTGAATCAGGCCACCGCTCACGAATAAATTTTCTCTTACCTTCTATTACGCGGGAAAAATCAGCCTTAACCCGAGTGATTGGCCCCAGCTTGCCTTCCAGATAGCAAAGATAATCCATCGTTTGCGGATGTTCATGTCCGGTGTCAGCAAAAACAGTCTCATGATTTACCCCGGCCTCTAAAGCCAGTAACCATTGAGCTAAAGAATCTTTGCCACCTGACACACTAACCACATTCAATGTGGCTGAATTGAAGCACCGTGAATCTATAGTAGCTTTCATTACGCAACCCCCCTTAGAACAATGGAGGCGGGGGATTTGAGGATTAATTCAGCGGCAGTTGAAGCAGCTCCCGCCTTAGCGCCAATACTGCGCGGGGCTTTAAGCTCATTAATGGAAAAGCGTGAATACAAGCTACGAGCATGGTGGGTGCCCACCCATTTCAGCGGTGTTTTCACTGCCATGCCGCACCACCTTTGCTGCAAATGGCCGCAGCTTCATCACGCATCAACTCCACAATCTCCGCAGCGGTCAGCCCTTCGTTGGCGGCATGATTGGCTAGCTTGTCCAGGCGCGTAGAACAAAGGTCGGCTGCCACCGCTTTTCCTTCCTGGGTAGCCTTTTTCAGCAGAACCAGCAGATCAGTACCTGATTTGGTTACGGGTAAATTTTGGCGAATCATTTTCATTTTGGTTTCCTTGAGACAAAAGAATCCCCGGCCACTGGATAAGTGGCCAAAAATTTCAGACGATTATTTAATGAAAGGTTGGTTGTTTAGTTGCGGCCGAATAACACGGTGCAGGTATGCGGTGGATCTCGAACGACTGCCGCCACCACTCCTGCACAAGCGCTTTAATCTCACCGACACCCAACGCACCAGCGGTATAAAACACGGAACGGATCCCGGCCAGTGCTTCGATTTGGGCGCACTTGCTTTCCGCTTCGCGATAAACGCAGCACCAGAAAGCCGCATTTAGCGCCAGCCAGTGGCGTGGGTTTGTCATGTGCTCAGTGTCATTAAAGAAGAACGGATGCAGGCCAACGCGCTGGTTTTTCTGTTCGCACTTTTCCAGAAACAAGCGCGTGTAGTTTGCCGGAACACCCCAGGCGTTAACCTCTCCCATGAACAGGCTGGCATCTACTGAAATTGTGTTCATTGTGGATCTCCCTGCTGCATGGCGTTTACGATGTGCGGCGCGATTACCATCTGCACGCCGCCATTACTCTGTATCGGGTGAGCCTGTTTTTCCGGGCGATGGCTAGCCTTACGAGGTGAAAAATCAGCATCACGCAAAGAGCCAAACTCGCCAAACACTAAACGCGCCCGTGAAATACCACGGCGCAACTGCATCATTGCCCGATAATCCAGTCGGCTAAAAAGCTCGCGCCAGCTGCATTTGCTCAGATGAACTTTGAAAGACTGCCCACCTGAATGGACGGCGGCGGCGTGGAGCACAACACCGCGCCACTCAGGCGTTAACTTATCCCACCAGTCAGCGGCTTTACTGTTCTGACGATCCATCTGGCTATTAATGCGGCGTAGCCATTTGTCTGCGGTTGCAACCTGCTGCTCACTGATTGACATAACGCCCCCTTGCTAATCCCATCAGGCGATGCCACCACGGACGGCGCGGCTGTTCGCCATTGAATTTAAACTGGTGGCCAGGGTTCCAGCGCTTGCCGTTCGGCAGTTCCAGCCAGCCAGTTGAACCGCTGGCCATTTCCAGCGATGGTGATTGTTTTTTCAGGTAGGTAACGAATGGTTTCATGGTTATCCCTCACATCAAGCCAGTGGCGTTAGTCGTCACAATATCGACGGCGGCCGCCAGAATTGGCGCGGAACTGACCCGGCTTTCTACGGTGTAAGCCAGAACGGAAAGGCAGCGAATCGCGTCACGAGCACGATCTAAGATTTGATTTCGACGGGCGGAGGTCATGCACTCGGTTGATACGGCTTGCCCAGCAATCGCGCCTATATCGGCGGTGGCGCTCAAGGCACACAGCTGCATGTTTCCCGGCGTGGCGTTGTTCACTGGTACCGAAGGTAAGCAGTTGATTTGGCTTAACAGCCCATCAAGCAAGCGTGCATCTTCGGTGTAATCGGTGATAGCCAGTAGTTCGCTGCAATTAAGGTGATGCGGCTGATCCGGATTCAACTTATTGCGGAGAACCTGCGGACGTATACCAACGGCAGCGGCCACATCTTCAAGATTGTGAACCTGCGCGAAGGCTCGGCAAGCTGCATCAAAATGTGCATGTTTAGAAGTCTGATAATCAAACATTGTTCGCGCCTCCCTAATCCGTAGGATGAATTACGCATTAAGCGCAATACTACATTCGCTTAACGCCATCACGGTTAAGGCGGCCATATTGACTTCAACCAGCCCTTTTTTTTGCGCACCCTTGGGTTTTATTGGCAACTTTCCGTATGAGATCAAATTATTAGCAGTGCTTTTTGATATGCCAGTACGGCGGCAATACTCATCAAGCGGGAGGTATGGATCGGGGATCACGATTGTAATGTTAGGTCGCATAAGGCAAACTCCTGTTTTCACCGATACACCAATATCGGTTTATATAAGGCAATATTCAAACAACGGAGCTAGATTAATTCGCATTTTGCAAAGTGTCAATCGGCACATTAGAGAATTGCGCATTTTCTTGTGATTTACATGGCAACTTTCAAACTTGATTTAGGTGTTGATAGCGCCCCCGTTCTGGATCGCGTCATAGAAGCCTATGGGTTTACATCCAAGCTAATGCTTGCCCAACATCTTAATATCGCAGCAAGTAGCCTTTCCTCCCGTTATAAACGCGGCGGATTTCCGTCAGATATTGCCGTGAGGTGTGTTGCTGAAACAGGTGCAAATCTTGAATGGTTAGCAACTGGTGAAGGCAAGAAGTTCAATGGTGAAGAACTTGATATTCTGAAATTGCCACGCAAAAAAATCGTCGATGGCCAGCTTTATGATTCTGGCGTGTACATGCTGGACAAGGTTTCTTTTTTACCTGGCATACCCTTGCCATCAGCACCTATGTGCGTTTTGGAGGGTAATACCCAATTTATCGTTGATACCACCTTCAACGAGGTTTATGACGATCAATGGTTAGTTGATATTGAAGGTAAAGCTAGCATTCGTACCCTTACTCGCATACCAATCAAAAAAGTTAGAGTTAGCGGTGTAGGAATGGCTTTCGACTGTTCAATTGAAGATATAAAAGTTCTTGGCAGAGTTGTGTTAACCATAAAATAAACATAAGGATTTGAAGATGATTGACTACAAAACAGCATCAAAAGAGCAGTTGAAAGCAGAGATGAAGCGCTTAGCCTCTGCGGTTTCTGACTCTCCCTTTGGTACAAAAAAGGAATTCTTTCACCTTCCAGAAATTTTAAACTCCGGTGAACAACCGTTAGCTATTGCTAGCGGGATGATGGACGGCAACACATGGCTTATTACGCTCACAAATAAACGAGTGATATTCCTTGATAAGGGTATGATTTTTGGAGTTAAACAGGTCGATATTAATCTCAACAATATTGTGAGCGTTGGCGGTAAAACTGGACTTCTCTTGGGTGAAATTACGATTTCAACCAGCGGCCAAAACTACACCATTAAAAATGTAATGAAGGGATCGGTAATTCCTTTCACTAATTTAGTGAATGAGACAAGAAACACCTTATCTCCCGCAGCCCAGCCGCACCAAGAACCAACTAAAGCTGCTCAATCTTTTGACGAGCAAATGTCAAAAATTGAGCGAATAGCAGATATGAAAGAAGAAGGGATACTGACTGAAGAGGAATTTCAGCAGCAGAAACAACGCATTCTTAATGGTTAAGCTATGCCTGTAAGAAAATTAGCCAATGGCCAATGGGTTGCTGACTTTTACACTGTAGACAGAAGTAACGGTAAAGACGGTAAGCGGGTTCGCAAAAAGTTTGCTACCAAAGGCGAGGCGCTGGCGTTTGAAAACTACACCCTCCAAAAAGTTGAGGACACGCCCTGGCTTGGTCAAGGAAAAGACAGACGACGCCTTTCAGACCTGATTCATCTCTGGTTTGATCGCCACGGGATAACTTTGCGTGATGGCGAGAAACGTAAAAGCACTATGCTATGGGCTGACGAGTGCATGGGTTCCCCTTTGGCTACAGAGTTCACAGCCCAACTGTTCACCACCTACAGAGCCAAACGGCTTGATGGCCATTTTGCCCGAACTAAGCGCGTCTCTCAGGTTTCTCCCCGCACCATGAATCTGGAGCACGCATATTTCCTGGCTGTTTTTAATGAATTGAAACGACTTGGGGAATGGGATGCGCCGAATCCCTTAGAAAATGTTCGCCAGTTCCGAACCGAAGAAAGCGAGATGGCCTATCTGGCCGGAGAACAGATTAATAATCTTTTGGAAGAATGCCGTCTCAGTTCTGCGAAAGATTTGGAAATGATAGTCAGAATTTGCCTGTCTACCGGTGCTCGCTGGGGAGAGGCTGAAAAGCTGAAACGCAGCCAGATCACGGCGGGAAAAGTCACATTTATAAAAACTAAAGGGAAACGCAACCGCACAATCCCACTGGATGCTGAAATAATTGCCGAACTCCCTAAGAAGAATGGCGCTCTATTTAGCCCATGTTATTACGCTTTTCGATCAGCCCTAGAACGGGCTGAAATTGAATTACCGCCTGGGCAGCTGACGCACGTACTCAGACATACTTTTGCCTCTCATTTTATGATGAACGGCGGCAATATATTGGTCTTGCAAAAAATCCTCGGCCATACCGATATTAAGATGACAATGCGTTATGCCCACTTTGCGCCAAACCACCTTGAGGAAGCGTTAAAGCTCAACCCTCTAAAGTGTCTCAAAAGTGTCGCAGCAACTTAAGAACATTGGCCTTCATTGGTGGATATTGGTTTTGTATATCACTGATTTAAAACTAAGTTATTGTTTTTACGTTGGCTGTTATGGTTCTCATAATCGCTTGGTCGTTGGTTCAAACCCAACAGGGGCCACCAAATTTAAGCAGTAAATACAGACGATTAGGCCACTCTCACGAGTGGCCTTTTTGTTAGCTGAATTTGAGTGGCGACAAAATGGCAGCAAAATCTTGTAGTGCAGCAGTGCCCACCTCTGAGTTTACTCTCCTAGTGCTCCCTTCTGACGGAACAATACGTTGCACCGCTTGCGTTATCTATCAAAGCTGACTGCTCGACCCTGAGCTTCACCCTGTATGGGTTCACTACAGATAACATTTATTTTTGGATCAATTATTTTGCGAGAATACTCTTAAATCACAAAGATAGATTCTCGACATAGTGAGCGTATCTGCCTCATAAACCTTCATTTTTTAAAGTGAACATTTGAAATAAATGAAAAATTCTCTTCATCGCATATCGTTATTTCTTTAAGAAATAAGTAACCTGTGTCGCAATATTCTTTTAATCACTCCAGACAACACAAGATAATGATGAAAATTCTCCCTATATTATTTGTTGCGTTAAGCGTGACAGCCTGTCAGGCAAAAAATGCACCCCAACCACAACCCACGACATCACCGATTGTCACAGAAGTCGCGCCCGCTCCTCAGCCAGTCGTCGCCGAAACAGCACCTGTAGCGGTATCCACTGACTTGCAGGATTGTCGTAATAAAATCAATGAGCTGAAGCGTTACGATCGCAAACAATACAACTCACTGAGCAATTCTCTGGCTAAAGTATTGAAACAAAAAAGCGTAATGAGCAGCAGTGAAGCCTATGCAGCGCCTGAAACAGTAAGTTATATCCGTTTCCAGCAAGATAAATCTATCAGCATGATTTGTACCCAAGCCAGTCAAAAGCTCGACAAAATCATGGTTAAAAAAGCACTTGCTGCTGCGTATTAA